TGTAGCTCCGTCCACTGGTTCCCAGTTAACTGCTATATTCTTCGATGCCACTGTCCCAGAGAGGGTATCCCAGTATCTAGTTCCATCGGTATTGGACTTAAGTATCTGTCCATCTCCTGTTGGTAGATTCAAGTAATCTTCCTTCCCTGCGAGGTCTGTTCCTGTAAGTATATCTGAGGCAGCTGGCATCAGCTCTCCATTCAGATATGTCTCCTCCGACCAGATATCTACTCTGGAGGCAGTATCGCCCTGGATTCCTAGGGATATAATCCCCTTGGTTCCTACCTTACCATCGTTGCTCGGACGGAAGATAATCCCTTCCCGGGAGGATACTACCAGATCGTCGGAGGTATCTACCACGAAGGTAGCCCCCAACTCATCTAGTCTCTGTAGATTATAGATAGAGGCAGCCGACAGACTGTCCTCTATCCTCAGGCGGAGATTCTTGGTATAGCGTATAGCCATATCTCTATCTCCTTGCCGTCAACTACTATGGTTCTAGTATTCTAACTCTAGCAGCTAGCTCGTCGAATGCTGCCTTGATGGAATTGGGAAGTGCATCCCAATCCGCACTGACAGCTACATCAACTTGACCGTACTGGGAAGCTGCTCGCTCCCTCTTGTTCGGCATCTGGTTGGTAACCTTAGCTTGCTTGCCTGCTTCTATTCCTGCCATTGTATGCTCCTTCCTATCCTAGAGTGTGAAGTCTTCCAATGTTGCCACAGAGGCTGGGTGCTTACATACGAGGACACCGATAGCTTGCAAGAAGCTAGTGATTGTATTCTCGTAGCCACCGCCTGCGCTAGGCTTGAGGTGGAAGTCTGCCATTCCTTGGGCCTTAACTGTCTCGAAGTCGCTACCCCAGTACTCGAAGACCTTCTCGCTAGACTTAGCTTCAGGCTTGATGTAGAGTCTCTTCTTAGGGCAGTACTCGCTAGTGATAGTCTCTACACTATCGTTACCGTGCTGGTATGCGAAGTAGTTGATACCACGAGCGTTATCTTGGATAGTCTGGAATCGTCGATCTGATTCACGGCTCTCGATTAGAGCTGCATGAGCCTCAGGGGCCATACACATGTACTTCCATCGGTACTTATCTGCACCGACTGCTACCTTGACCTTATCTAGGGCCTTCTGGATGTACGAGACATCTAGAGGTTGTCCGTTAGCTCCGACGCGAGTACCCTTGCTAGATCCCTGCATTGTGATACCGTGGATTACACGAGCATCTGCAGCTACTAGAGATTCCAATCCAGCGATAACTTCAGTTGCTTGACCGAAGTCACCAGAGAATGCACTTGGAGCACGCTTAGTAGGTTGTCCGCTTCGTAGGAAGAAGTCGCCCGCTGTAGCTGGTACAGTGATTGCAGAGAGGATAAGAGAATCGTAGTTAGCATCCAATGCTTCGAGAAGTACGCTCTCGTTGTCACGTTCCTTATCAACTACACGCCAGTATACGACAGGGCCACCAGCTGAGTATGTATATACATCAGAGCTGGCATTTGCGACACCAGATACTGTCTCTGCATCTGAACGTAGAACTAAGATATCATCGAATTCGAAGAATCCAACATGTCCGTTAGCTGCGTTGGAAGCATCGAGAGTAACACGAAGTTGACCTGCTTCGAGAGCAGATGAAGCTAGTGTGCCGATGATACCAAGTCCGGCACCATAGTAGTCAGCTGCGAGACGACGCTTGGAGGCTGTAGTCTTCGACATGATCTCGATGGCTAGAGGCTCTGCATACTTCTCGGGTGACTTACGTGCACGATCCCAGAGGTTGTATTCCAACTCGATGGTTGCGTTAATTTCCTTGAACTTAGCAGTATACTCATTGATGGTAGATTGCTGTGCCCTAGGGAATGCCCTACCAGACTTACCTGGTTGTGCATACTGGATAGCCGATGGGCCATAGCCGCTCTGGAACATGAACTTCATTTCCCTAGCTGCTGAGTTACCATATCGGTGACGCATTACTGCATCCCAGTCACGGTAGTCTTCTGAGATCTGGTTACGTACTCCGTCGCTGAAGACGATCTGGAGTAAGCTTCCTAGATTTAAGTCTGTAATTGGTGAATATGCCATTATGTGTATTCCTTCTGTCTATGTTGTTGCTACTTGCTGTATAGAAGCCTCCCATGGCCTCTACTTGAATATGTCACCGTATCTTCCCCATCCACGGAGAAGTCCGGATAGGTTACCCTTACGCAGCAACTCCGAGGCTTCCTCTGCCTTCGAGTTGTTGCTAATTCCCTTCATGGTGTGTTTCTCTGCTGTCTCTGCTGCCTGCTGCTTCTTGTGTTCGACGGTCTTACTGACACGCTTCTCAGCGTGGCTACGGATACGTCTACGTATAGCAGTGGCTGTGCTAGAGAATGCCTTATCCACAGCCTCTCTGGTGATCTCTAGTCCCTGTTCTTCTAGGGGTTCAAGTTTCTTCATGGCAGCTGACCATAGCATATCGTCGAACATGTGCTCGTCCTCTGCGCTACCTAGCTTACCCGAGAAGCGGTACTTGCCGAAGGCGGGATGTATACGGCTCTCCAGTGCCCTGGTCTCTGCCTGCTCCCTCTCCTCCTCTATTCCCCTACGGAAATCTTCCTGTTCCCTTCGCATTCTCTCCATATCCCGACGTGACGCGCTCTGCCAACTCCCTGGATTCCAGAACTTCAAGTTCTTCCGGGGATGCATTCCTTCTCAATTCGCCTCGGGCTAGGATATCCTGCTCGAAGGACTTGTAGGCTTCCGGTCCATCNAATAGTTCCACCAGACCTTGGATCCCTCGATCCTGGTATGCCTTCTCTATAGAATCCCAGTTACCTTGCACCTTGGTGAGTTCCTCCTTGGTACTNCCTAGTTGCTTGCCTAGAGAATCTCTTTCGGCCTGGAACTTCCTCATTCCGTGGGCCATTCTGACGTACTTCTTGATCTTATCCCTATCACCGAAGTCCACATCTATCTGTCGTCGTCCCTTATCGTCTGTCACTGTGAGAGACTCGATATCCTCGGAAGTGCTATTCTGAACCTGACCGTCGTCTGGCTGCCCGTCGGCTTCTAGCTTGGAGGAGTCGTCCCGGGATCGGACTACCGTGTGTCCTTGTCGCTGCTTGGATCTAGGATCCCTAGTCCGTCTAGATGTGCATCTAGTGCTGAATTGAACTTCTCTGGAACTGAATTCCCGAAGCCGTCATCTACCACTATCTCCACACCGTGATCATCTGGATTACTTTCTAATTCCTTAGCTGGATCTGTTCCATTGAGTACTGCGTCTAGTGCCTTAGCTGAATCACCTGTTAGTATTCCCGACATATGCGTATGCTCCTATCTATATCTATATCTTCCCAGTCGACGAGGGAAATCCCCGTAGATATGGGTAGTATCTGCTATATATATACCTGTAGGCATCCGTATATACTATCATATCTATATATATATGTCAACCTATATCTGTATATCCTAGTATATCCGCTACCTTATATGGGTACTAGTTCGGATATATCGGGAGGAGCTGCTGGTCCCTCCCCCTCTGGTGTTGCTGCCGTCTCTAACGGAGGTGCCCCTGGGGCCGGAACTGGTCCAGGTACCCCGGAGGCTACATCCTGTGGTGGGGGTGCCATCTCCTGTGCAGCTAGGGCTGTCCTATCTCGTATATGCTGCTTACATAGCTCCTGCAGCTCTGGCTCCAGGTACTTGAATTCCGTGGTCATGAAGAACTGGAGGCCGTAGGCTATCATATTCTCATGGTCCTGTAGATCATCTGGCTCTATATAGGTCTCGTTGGCTATCATCTCCTCGAATATCTCACTCTGCCTATCTTCGGCAAGCTGCATCATATCGTACATGCCTTCCAGCTCATTAAGTTTCATCATCTTCAGTGTCACCCTGACAGGTACCCCAGCCTTCTCGAATAGAGGTTGTAGGGCCATGATCTCTTCCCTACGTGTCATTGGATCCAGGGATAGAGATTGTCCGTACTCCACCGTGAGGTCGAATCCACCATCTATATCGGCACCCTTAACCTCCACAGCCTCCAGTGCCTTCTCCTTACCTAGGACAGATACCACCTTCGGTGTCTCCCAGTGCTTCCTTATGAGATCTAGGTATGTCCTGTAGACTTCCTCCACGAATAGTACATACTTATTGAAGAGTCTACGTCGTATCATATTACCCTGATTGGTGGCATACTGCATGGAGTATCCGGATTGTTCCCGACTCTGCTGCCCGAACATGGACTCGTTGACTCCAGACATATCATCTATACCCAACTTAAGCTGATCCCTATACTGAGGGATGATGGCTGGCGTAGGCATTGGTTCCATGAAGTGGGGAGGTTGTGTGCCTGTAATCTTAACTACATCCCAGGGTGAGTTGGTAATAGAATCATCGGCTATCTCGGCCCCCTCCGGGAGTATAAGTCTAGGTACACCATGTGCTTGGATGCTATCCAGTGTGACTGAATCCAGTCTATTAATGGTATCCTGTATAGTGGAGATATACTCCAGGAAACTCTTACCCCAGATTGAATTAGGTACGTCGATATCCGTGAAGAATGAGTAAGGTAGTCTAGCTTTCTTAGGTAGCTTAGATATCTTCATTTCCTTCTGCTCGTCGGTTAGTCTCTCATTGAGTTCAACCTTACGTACTGCACCTGCTGAGACGAATCTATGCGGATTAGGACCTACCTGTGTTAGTGGTATCCCATCTCGGGTACATAGGCAGTGTCTTCCTAGGTAGCCATTGGTTGGTAGTCCTGTCTCCCAGTACTCGAATAGCTCCACTACATCATACTTATCTGATTCCAGTGTGGACCTGGGTTGCTCGGTACCTCCGTGGGGTGCCTTGTTGACTAGTGCCTTCTTAAGTTCTTCCTCGAACTGCACACCAACCAACTGCAGTGCTTCCTCGTAGGGTATATATATTCTCTCGTAGAGGTATCTAATATCTTCCGTAGACTCCGCATCGGGATCTATGAATAGATTCCATGGCGACGGTGTTCTGATGTCTATATCACCTTCCAGGAGCATCTCCCCTGTTTCCTCGTCCATCTCCAGTAGATCACCCTTGTGTGGATCCCACACCATACGCATGATACCTGTACCATAGAGTAGACAATTAAGTGAGCTTCGATCTACCTTCTCCTGCATACGATACTGCCTGAGGGCATAGCGTACTAGCCTATCTGCGGCATCTGCCTTCTTCCTATCATCCTGGTCGTTGGAAGTAGGTCTAATTACTACGGTAGGTGGGTTGGCTGACATCTGTGCATGTAGGAATCTTAGATTCTTGAATGCATAGCTAATCTGTAGATCTGAATTGGAGTTATCTATATCTGATAGACCGAGATCCATGTCGGATTCGAAGCTATAGTTAGTCCGGGGAGATGTACCTACACCTGAACTGTATATAGTTCTCTCATTCTGTTCCCATCTGTTCTCTAGAGATTTCCTACTCTCCCTGGAGTATCTAAGTCTCTTAGATAGCTCTACACGAGACTGTTGCTCATCCCATACTATAATCTTCATCTACTTCCCCTGCTGCTGTGTGGTATGTAGCCTAGCATTCTGCTTGATACCTTCTGGATCCAACTGTCCGTACTTCTCCATTATAGGCTGTATCATCTTGAGGACCTTCAGTTCCCTCCGATTGATTGTACCCTTCTCATACTTAGTAACTAGAGAATTATTGATCCACCGTAGGTACTTCCATTGTTCCCTAGATTCATGACCACTATCTACCATCTCTATGGCTGCCTCTATCTCATCTTCCTCACGGTAATCACATACGGGTCTCTCTGCTCCTGGTTCCGGCATAGATATCTCTACCTCTACAGATATTCCCTTGGGTCTTCGTATCTCTTGTATACTCATATTCCTACCTATCTCCCTCTCCCTCTCCGCCCGCCACGTACTGTACCTACAATACCTAGTGTGCGTATGGAATCCTGTAGCATTCTCCTGGTCTGTAGACGCTCGTGGCGTATACCCATCCATATAATACCTAGTATAGGTAGAACTAGATGTAGTCCTACCAGAATAACTACCGCGATATGTTCCATGATTTCCTCTTAACTTGTATTCTACGTCCTGTGCCTGCCTTCTTACTAGCCTTCTGTGCACTAGCTTCTGCTGTCTTCCTCTTCTCGTTGCCTCGATATAGTATATCCTGCCAGTTACCCTGTGGTGCATCGTGCTCCGGCTTCGGAATGAGATCTACGAAGTACTGTGCTGTATCTAGGAGATGGAAGCTACTGCTATTAACTATCTTGGCAGTCTCTGCACTCTCCGACCATCTACAGTCCTGGAATTCAGATATAAGATCCTCACACCAGGGAGCTATACGTACCTTCCCTGAGGTTAGTGCCGTCTGGAGACCCTTAATTAGCTCTCCCTTCCTATTATTCTTAGACCAGGGTACCACATATCCAGGCTTAATCTTAGCCGAGGATGCAGTACCTAGATACCATGCCTCGTGTGGATCGGACACCCTACGTACTATATTATATGCAGATGTGATATCCTGTGCCTTAGCTAGTACAGCTACCGGATCGAAGATACCTTCTATGTACTCAGCTCGAACGCAGTACCATATCTGTGTCTTGGGGTCCTCTGCCCATATCGTAAGTCCGAACTTACTCTTCAGGGCTGGATCCACCGATTCCACATGTCTCCATGTAGGGGAGTAGCCAACTGGTCTCTCTACCATCAGCTCCGAGACGAATTCGTATACCATCTCCTCACCTACAGCCCAGTCTCCATCTAGTACAGTCTTCTTGTAGCTAGCGGAGGCAGATACCAAGGAGGCTAGTACCATCTTCTTGCTATCCTCGTCGTAACTTGGGTTATCGAACATCTTCAGCTTATATTTCTTGGAGTAGACGCCATCGGCACTGTCTACCATCTTCCTAATCTTCTCGTTGACCGACTTGGGGGTGAAGGTAGCAAGGAAGTAACCCTTGTGCTTCTGTACCCTACGGTGTATCTCTTCTATAATCTGGTATGAACCTGGCATCTCATCTAGCCATGCATAGTGTGCGACGAATGCTTGTACCTTCTCTCTNGCTTCCTTATCGGAATGGTGAGATAGGAATAGTATTGTNTTCCCGCTTGTTCGGTGCGTTACCTTCTGTATGGTTCCGCCTGTTCTAGATACCTTGTAGCATCCCGGCTCTAGTAATCTCTCTATCTTACGCCAGATTACTTCCTCTATCTGCTTGGTAGTCCTACCTAGTACAAGTATCTGGGTAGGTTCGTCTCCCCAACGTACAGGTCTCTCCCAGTTGGGATGGTTATCCTGGAATATCCAGCTTACTTCTCTTGCACCAAGCTGTGTCTTGCCACTATTATGTGTAACTAATCCATTGCCTAGAAGGTATAGATTGGTAGGGGAGTCTACATGTATATCGTAGGTATTAGCGTACCTATAATTACCCTTCTTAATTCCTATTCTATCTGGATTAGTTCTCTTGGAATCGAATGTCTCGTATTCAGGTTTCCACTTCTTATGTGGAACACGTAGATACTGATCTAATTCTCTTAGCATTCTCTGTGTATATGCATTATTTCNTATACATATATGTTGCGTAGGGCCATTGACATACTTATCTCTACACACCTCGGTAATCTTAACGGAGGTCTGCCATAGTGCTAGGAATGCATATTGTACAGATTCTACTACAGACTTAGCTTGCATCTCTAGTGTGATATTAATATTANCCCAAGTATCTACGTATACACTTCCNTCGGTGTCTATTACCCCTGCTACATATCTAAGTAGAGAATCTCTATTCCATGACTTAATTATGTCTATATCCACTATCTTCTCATGGGCATACCTACCTCTACACCAATCATCATAGTGGTTACAGTGTGGAGTCGACTTGGTATACTCTTCCACTCCAAGTTCCTCTGCTACGGCTGCAATTACTTCCTCATCTCCTGAGGATATAACCTTACCTGGAGTTCTACTGCATCCAT